TTTCTCTCCTTTTTAAATTTGATGAGGAACTGTTAAGTCCTCTGGGTCTGCGTAAAACGCTTTGGCTTCACCTTCTCGACGGTCAAACTTCCTAACAATTTCCTCATCCATTAGACGCATGACATTGCTACGAAATTCAGTGTCAGATGTAATTAGTTCCGTCCACTTAGATGGCTGAAACTTTTTAGTGTATCCATCAGGCATCGCCAGGGTATACCAGGCGCCTGCGCTGGTTAGATACTCGGAAGATTTTATGGCGTCGAACCAAGATTCTTCGTCGCGAATACCAACCTCTTCAGTGCCCCATAGAATACGGAACGCACACGATCTTCCCTGTGTTCCGAACCGAGACTTCTCCAACTTCACCTTCACTTCTGATCCAATTCTAAATCCCTTCTCGTCTTCGATAAAAGAACTCTTGGCCTTCCTACCTGTCAGCCAGATGCGCAGCGAATAAGAATAATGCATCGCCTTGCCTCCCGGCGTAATGTATGGCGTAGTCATCGCTACGATACGAGCGTTGGGTCCTTGTGGGATGTTGGTCTTCAACTGATTCAGTACAATTAAAGTTGCGCGCTTATCAGCCACCGGGATGACCAGCTTTGACATTCCCTTTGCGAGAATGCGCGCCTTCATCGCCATCGTTGATTGGGGATTGAAATCTCCCTCAACGTCCGAGACAGCCGGGGTGAAGGCCAAAGAATCCCAGATGAAAACTAACTGTTCATCAGTAGCTCCCAACAGTTCCTCAATTGTCTCCAAGACAAACTCCACAGAGCTAGCTTGAATGTACATTAAGCGCTCTAGATTACACCCTGCTCGCGCTAGAAAATCTGGATCGATGGCTGACTCGGAATCAAAATATACAATCAATTTACCGCTCTTCTGGGCGTTGGCTGCAATCTGTGCAGCCATGTAAGATTTGCCTGTAGATTCTAGTCCTGCAATCTCCGTAACTTTTCCGACGGGGATGCCTGCCACACGTCCGCGACAGACTATGGAGTCCAACCAGCGGCTGCCGGTTGGGATCCATTCTTTCACTTCTGTTGGGTTATCGCCCGTCAAATCGTGCGCAACATTTCTGCCCGCCTTCTTATTAACGAGACTCATTAGGTCCTGCATTGCTACACGACCTGCCTTTACTTTCTTCTTCGCCATTTTTCCTTTCCTCTTAAAACCTTTTAAGCTGTTCTACAACCGCTTTTAAGAAAGCCTCTTTTTCTTCCGCGGGAATAGTAACTCCCTTTTTGGTGGGTTTCATTTCTTTGCCGTTCCAATAATATTCACGAATGTCCAAAAACGAAAATCCATGATAAGCTCTAGGCTCAATTCGTACTTCTGTTTTTTGAGCGTCAAACTCTCTTTGCTTTAAGCTCGCGTATTTCTTAGCCATTTTCCCTCCTTTATTATATCTTGTTGTACAAGGCATCATCTCGTGTAAAGACGAAGATGTCCTTCCCGGGCTGAGTCTTAGTAATTATAATTTCGTCCGGCGTCCACTTAACATACTTGTAAGAGGAGGTGCGGCCGCGGTTCTTATTCTTAAAAACCTCATTCCACTTTTCCATCAAGGCAGCTGCCCCATAAGTAGCATAATGATTGGCCGAGTCAAAACACAGAACTGTTGTCCAATTAGAGAGTTCCTTTAATAGCGGGTTGCTATCCCGCACTAATGCAAAGAATTCCTTCAAGCGTCTGAGGCCTTCCTCGCCACTAGGAATTCGATTCTGGCTAATGTGAATGAAGGCAGTAACCGCTTCTAATGCAGAGACGGGTATCTCGTCAATATTAAGGAAAGTCGCCTTGATAATATCAACGGCAGTCGATATATTGGGGGCTCTTTTGAGGCCCCATTTTACTTCCTTGTGGTCTCCTCCTACCGAACGGATGACCCGCTGCAGCGTTCCGATCCCCTCGATAAGAGGATTAGTAGAACTCTGATTGGCGTGATCAAGCGAGAACCCGCTAGCGTTAGCAATACTCCATGTATCGCATGCTTGATTGTGGCGCGCGTGCTTCTGATCTAACAACTGCTGCAGAAATTTATCGTACGATGAAATGGCAGCATTGTTTTTGTCTTGCGCATTAAAAAGGCGCCGGCTTTCTTCGGCGTTTTTCACCACACGAACCGAAGCCGGAACCATAAACACCCCGTTGAGATAAGCCGCGGTAGAGCGACCACCCCCATTGCGAATGATATAAACGTCCTCCTCGATGATGTAATCTATATCAATGGCTTCGAACTGCATTACATCAAAGTGTTTTGCAATCGAAAGGATTTTACTATGGCGACTTCGCTGCGTGAGGGCATTCCTCTGGCCATGGTCCTCCCGAATTTCTGCTGTTCTAATATCAAACAGCGGCATCGGGTACCCCTTTACAAAGATGCCAGCGAACGTGGGCAGCAAGCGTGGTGCCGTCTGCTTTGTCTTCCATTCATCGAATTCTTCGCGAATACGCGGATTCTCAGAGATGTTTTCTTCAAGAGTATATCGGATTGTCTTGTGGGCCGTCGCCTGCCGATATTGGGGAGTCACGTCTGACGTGTATTGTGGTTTTAGATTCATAATTGCTCCTATAATTTAATTTATCTAAATTTGTTTAGTACGAAGCTATCTCGTACTTCACAAGTATAACACAGAACAGTGTCTATGTCAAAGCTTTTTACCAGTTGACGCCGGTGGTGATAGCACCGCGCCAGTAATCGTTAATGTCTGGGACATAAACGAAGTGAATAGGCACGCTAAATACGCCTGCCTGTTGTGTCCAGCCAAGGGCTGTTACCAAGTGGAAGAAGTTGTCTTCTTCGGCTGGATCATAAACCGTTGCAGTCGCTCCGACTGCTACTTGAAGTGCGTCATTAACTTCAAACCCTACTAGGCCACTGACCGAGGGAACAATGACGCTCTGTTCTAAGCCGCTAATTACTACATTCTCGATGAAAAGAAGATCCAGCCAATCTCCTCCATCCATTGTCTGCTGAAGTTCAAAACCTATGGCGAACATGTGGGGACTCTCTAGTCTATCAGTATCGTCGCCATTGTTGAGGTAGTTGTATCCAAACCGCAATCCTTGACGACCTTCCCAGGCCAACGCATCGTCAGCCAGGTCTGTCACATCGTGAGCCGTTGCTGGATTTGATAATCCCAGACACAACAGCCCCATCAAAATCTTCTTAATCATTCTCTTACTCCTTTAATTGATTATATCGTCGTGGTTTGAAAATATGCTCTCGCATATCGTAAGTTGTGTGCTGACTTTCAATGGATGGAATGTATGAATTTTTCACCATTTTATACGACGTAGCATTCATACACCCAAAACCTGCGGCCGCCAACAAATTGTTTACCTCATTATAGTTTAATCCGGCCCGGATTGCTGAGGCTGCTATCAGACGTTCCACTGGCATCTTTTTTGCCATTTTCTCTTCTCCTTAAAAAAACGTGAGGCACCTGTTCCCCGTGCCTCCCTGCGGGACAAGCCATTAACCAGACATCAATTCATCAAAGGCGCGATCAACATCACTCTTAGGACCGGCGCCGTATCTGGCAGTCTCAGAAGAACGACCTTCAGCAGATTTATCGCTGGACAGTTGTTCATCGAGAATTGCGTTGACCTGCTCGGGGCTGAGTCGCTCAAAGAGAGACTCAAAATCAGGCATACGATCAAGGAGGGCGGGGATCGCATCCTTGTCCTCAAGCAACGGCGAAGTATTACGACGCATCTTTAGGCTTGTTTGAGGGTAAGCACCGGGTTTAGTGGGCTTAGTGTATGTTAGTGTGATATCGGTTCCCTCTTGTATGTCAGTGACATCACCATACTCGGGATCGAGGATATATCCAAGCAACAATTCGTAGGCAGTCTTTCCGTATCCATATACCTTAATGCCCTCCTCTTCTCGACCCCGTACAACGACAGGCGAAAAGTACCGTTGGCGTACAAAGAGTGACTTTGCAAGCTTCTTACTTTCCTCATCGTTGTTGTCGCTTCCTTCGCGCCATAGCGCAGAAGCGAATTC